CGCGGATTGCGGACTTGCTCCCGGCCTCGTTCTCCCGCCGGCTTCACCTCCGAGCGGAGGCGTGCGGCAGTTCGGATGCGGATCTCGCGGCCGGTGGCGAGGTTGGTGCCGTACCAGCCGCCGCGTGGGTGTTCGCGGGTGAGCCGAACCTTGGCCAGCGTGCCGCTGACCTTGACGATGTAGGTCGTTCCGATGTGTACGTTTTGCTTTTGCATGGTCAGTACTCCAGTCCTTTGGCATCCACCGCACTGCGGTCGCCCAGGCTGGCGAGGACGTGAGCGAGTTCCTCGGTGACGCGGCCCAGGTCGCCGGCGTAGCCCCAGTTGGCGGGTTCCTGCGCCTGGTCGTCCTTGTGCTGCTCCAGGCGGCTGGCGATGCGGTTCAGGAGGTCCCGGCACTCGGCGTGGCGGTCGGCGTAGCAGGAGGCGGCGGTTTGCTTGGTGGTCTTGGCGGTGCGTTGCATCGAACACATGAATCGCTTCGGTGAGCGGGAATAGCAAGGGAATCTTTCAGAGAGATCTTCGAGGCGATAGTCAGGCGAATGTACACGGATCAGCAATTGCAGGTGCTGCGCGATGCACTCGCGAACGGCGTGCGCCGGGTCCGGTTCGGCGATCGCGAGATCGAATACCGCACCGTGGACGAATTGAAGCAGGCGATCGCGGTGGCCGAGGCCGATGTCGCCAAGAACGGCGGCGTCGCGCCGGTACGGCAAATTCGCGTGCAAACGCAGAAGGGCTTCTGACGAGCGTGGGTTTCTGGAACAGATTACGGGCCGCGCTGCCGAGTTTCCGCGCGGCGGCGGGTTACGAGGCGGCGGCCGCCACCAGGCGCACCTCCGGTTGGACGCCTCCGGCCAGCGATATCAACACCCTCGTGTTCCGCAGTGCCGACACGCTGCGGTCGCGAGCGCGCGACATGGTGCGCCGGAACCCGTGGGCTACCAACGCGCTCGATGCCTTCGTCGGGAACTGCATCGGCACGGGAATCAAGCCGCAGGCGATGCATCCGGACGCCGCTACCAAAGAGCAGGTTCAGGCCCTCTGGCTGAAGTGGACCGATGAAGCCGATGCTTCCGGGCTGACCGACTTCTATGGATTGCAGGCGCTCGCGTGCCGGTCCGTGATGGAGGCGGGCGAGTGTCTGATCCGGCTGCGGCAGAGACTACCGAAGGATGGCCTGTCCGTCCCGCTGCAACTCCAGGTACTGGAGGCCGAGCACCTGCCGACCAACGAATCGCGGCCGCTCGAAAGCGGGAATTACATCCGGGCGGGAATCGAATTCAACGGCATTGGAAAGCGCGTCGCCTATCATCTTTATCGCGAGCACCCGGGCGACACCTCGAACCCGATGATGTCGACCGAACTCGTGCGCGTGGGCGCTGAGTCCGTGCTGCATCTTTTCAGGCCGCTGCGACCGGGCCAATTGCGTGGCCAGCCGTGGCTGACGCAGGTTCTGATCAAGCTTTACGAGCTCGATCAGTATGACGATGCCGAACTGGTCCGCAAGAAGACGGCGGCCATGTTCGCCGGCTTTGTAACCAAGAACGCGCCACAAGATTCCTTGCTGCCCGAGGTCAACGCGGATGCGAGCGGTGTGGCGGAAACCAGTCTGGAACCGGGCACGCTGCAGGTGCTACTGCCCGGCGAGGACGTGAAGTTCTCCTCGCCTGCGGACGTGGGCGCGACGTACGAGACGTTCATGCGCGTGCAGTTGCGCAGCATCGCCGCCGGGATGGGCATCACCTACGAGCAGTTGACCGGCGACCTCACGGGCGTCAACTACTCCTCGATTCGGGCCGGGCTGCTGGAGTTCCGGCGTCGGTGCGAAGCGTTCCAGCATCAGGTGATTGTGTTTCAGATGTGCCGCCCGATTTGGCGGGCCTGGATTGTCGCGGCGATCGGCAGCGGCGCCCTACCGAAGCTCAAAGATCTCACGCCGTACTACGACGTGAAGTGGATTCCCCCCGGGTTCGCCTGGGTTGATCCGCTGAAGGACATCAAGGCGCAAATCATGGCGGTGCGTGCGGGCTTCAAGAGCCGCGCCGAAGTGGTCTCCGAACAAGGCTACGACGTCGAGGGCACCGACCGCGAAATCGCCGCCGACAATGCTCGCGCCGATTCGCTCGGCAACAAGTACGACTCCGACCCACGAAAGGAACCTGCCGATGCCTCTGCCTCATCTGGCGACGCGAGTCTTTGACACGCCTCTGCTGATCGCTCCGCAAAAGCTCGAGGTGATCCTGGCGGTGCTCGCGCCGCGCCTCGGGCTGGAGGCCCACGTAGCCGCGGCGGCGACTTCGGAACGCGCGGCTCGAAAAGCGTACGAAGTCACATCGGACGGCATCGCCGTGATCCCGATCGAGGGCACGCTGGTGCACAAATCGTATGGCCTCGATGCGCTTTCGGGCCTCCGGTCCTATTCGGACCTGCAGGAGGAAATCGAAGACGCCGCAATCGATCCGGCGATTAAGGGGATCCTGCTCGATATCGATTCGCCCGGCGGTGAGGTGGCGGGCGTCTTCGACCTGGCCGACACCATTTACTCCGCGCGCACGGCCAAGCCCGTTTTCGCCGTGGCCAACTCCGACGCTTTCAGCGCCGCGTATCTGCTTGCCAGCAGCGCGGAGCTGATCTACGCCGGGCGGACCTCTGGCCTCGGCAGCATCGGCGTGATCGTGACGCATCTGGACGTGAGCGAGAGCGACCAGAAGCGCGGCTACAAGTACACTGTGGTCCACGCCGGAGCGCGCAAGGCGGATTTCAATCCCCATGCCCCGCTCAGCGAGGAAGCCCGCGCCGTGATGGAAGCCGAGGTCGAGCGCACCTACGACCTGCTCGTCGCAACCGTCGCCCGCAACCGCGGCCTCGCCGAAGCTGCCATCCGCCAGACTGAGGCCGGACTGTACTTCGGCAACGACGCCGTAAAGGTTCGCCTCGCCGATCACATGGGAACGCGCCAAGTCGCTCTCGCCGATCTCCGCAACGCCATTCGCGGCGCTACCGCCGCCTCAATCCAACTCAAAGGAAACGCTATGAACGAAGAAGAACGCGCGGCCGAGGCGACGCCCTCCGCCGCAGATATCGAAGCCATCCGGGCGGAGGCGTACCGTCAGGGGTACGCCGATGCGACGGAAATTGTTGACCTTTGCGAACTTGCCGGCATGCCTGGCCGCGCAGGAGCCTTGCTGGCGAAGCAGACCACGCCCGCGGTTGCCAGACAGCAACTGATGGAAGCCCGCGTGGCGGAGGATGCGCCGGAGATCCGCTCGCACATCACGCCCGAAACTGGCCCCGGCGCCAAGCCGCCGCTGGCCGATAACCCGCTGCTCAAGGCCGTCGAGAGGCTGGCCGGAAAAGGAGTGAACTGAAATGGCCGTTCAAACCGAAGGCAAATACCTGGGCGATTGGCTCAAGTTCGAGGCCGATAACCACTACAGCCGTGACATCGTGACTGTGCTGGCCGGGAGTGGCACCGACCGCGAATTGCTCACCGGCATGGTCCTCGGCCGGATTACAAAAGGCGCGGCCGCGGGCGCCGCCGTTGCGGGCAACACCGGCGACGGCACGATTACCGCTGCCCCCGCCGTGGGACAGGCCGCCAAGCCCGGCGTCTACCGGGTGGTCTGCATCGAGCCGGCGGCCGATGGCGGCAAGTTCGCCGTCGAGGATCCGGACGGAATCCTGATCGGCGTGGCCACCGTGGGCGTCGAGTTCGCCACGCATCTCACCTTCACCATCGCTGACGGTGCTGCGGATTTCGTGGCCGGCGACAGCTTCACCATCACGGTCGCGGCCGGCTCCGGGAAGGTGAAGCAGATCGACTTTGCGGCCACCGACGGCAGTGACGCCGCGTGCGGCATCCTGCTGATCGACACCACCGCTCCGGATGGCACGGACCGGTCCGGCGTGGCCATCGTCCGCAACGCGATCGTCTCCGACAACGGCATCACGTGGCCGGCGGGCGCGACCGAAAACCAGAAGAACGCCGCCATCGCGCAACTCAAATCCGCGGGCATCCTGGTCCGCCAAGGAGCGTAACGAATGATCTTGAATCCTTTCGCAACCGACGCTTTCGACATGGCGGCGCTGACCGCCGCCATCAACAAAATCCCGAACACCTACGGGCGCGTGGAGCAGTTGGGCCTGATGACCCCGCAGGGCGTTCGCACCCGCACCATGATCATCGAGGAGATGAGCGGCGTGTTGAACCTGCTGCCCACGCAACCTGTGGGTGCTCCGGGCACGCAGGGCACCACGGGCAAGCGCAAGGTGCGCTCGTTCGTGATCCCGCACATCCCGCACGACGATGCCGTGCTGCCGGAGGAGGTTCAAGGCATCCGGGCTTTCGGGTCGGAAACGGAGACCGATGCCCTCGCCAACCTGCTGGCGCTCAAGCTCCAGAATATGCGCAACAAGCACGCCATCACGCTCGAGTATTTGCGGATGGGCGCGCTCAAGGGCGTGATCCTGGATGCCGACGGCTCCACGCTTTACAACCTCTACACCGAGTTCGGGATCGCGGCCAAGACCGTGAGCTTTGCGCTGGGCGTCGCTGGCACCGAGGTGCTGCTGAAGGTGCTCGAAGTGAAGCGCCACATTGAGGACAACCTCAAGGGCGAGTTCATGACCGGCATCATGTGCCTGTGCTCGGCCGGCTTCTATGACGCCTTCACTACGCACGCCAAGGTGAAGGAGGCGTTCATGTACTTTCAGCGCAACCAGCAACTCGGCAACGACTACCGCACCGGCTTCACCTTCGGCGGCATCACCTTCGAAGAGTACCGGGGCCAGGCGACCGATGCTGCCGGGACTGTGCGGAAGTTCATCGCGGACGACGAGGCGCACTTCTTCCCGATCGGCACCGCGAACACCTTCCGCACGTACTTCGCGCCCGCGGACTTCGACGAGACCGCCAACACGCTCGGCTTGCCGCTGTACGCGAAACAGGAACCGCGAAAATTCGGGCGCGGGACCGACCTGCACACGCAGTCCAACCCGCTGCCGATCTGCCTGCGGCCGGAAGTGTTGGTGAAAGGCACCAAGGCCTGAGCCATGGCCAATTGGACCTCCCTGCTGAATAGCCTGAACGGCGCCGCGCTCACCGCGTTCGGCAGGGAGGTAACGTACTCGCCGCAATCCGGCTCGCCCGCGGCGATCCGGGCTGTCTTCGAGCCATCACACGAGGCGGAAGAGAACGCGCCCGGCGTTTATGGCGTGCTGTTCGTTCGATTGTGCGATCTCCAATGGCCGCCGGCGCGCGGCGATGAAGTGACCGTGGACAACCTCTTATATAAGGTCTACGACATCGAAGCCGACGTGAGCGGCGGCGCCGTGCTGCGCTTGAGGAAGGTGTGAGGCCTGCGTGCCTTCTGTTCGCATCTGGCAGAAGAAGCAGATCCGGCTCGACCGGTTGAACTTTCGCCAGAATCAGATGTTCAAGATCGGCAATGTGGGCGTGGCCGCCGTGAAGAACCGGGCCGGCGCGGCACTGGGCCCGGAGGACTCGGCCGCGAAGCGGCTCACGAAGGCATACGCAATCCGCAAAACACGGCTCGGTAAAGGCAATCGTCGCAACCTGATGCTGACCGGCGACCTCTTGCGCAACCTGCAGGTGCGGTCGGTCAGCGAGAACCGGGCCCGCGCCGGCCTGTCCACCCGGAAAGACCGGATGAAGGCGTGGATTAACCAGAAGATCGAGCCGTGGTTGGTGTTCTCGCCCAAGAACCGGGCCGCAGTGCTCGATGCGGCGCGGCGCGTTATGGCGGAGAGCGCCCCACGGCTGGTAATCGAACGCCTGCTCGGCGGTAAACAGCAATGATCGATCCTTCTGTTTTGGTGGACAACCTGGTCGCGATGCTTCGGGAGATCCAGGAGCTCGTTCTGGAAATGGACGGAGATCCGCAACGCATCTACGCCTATCACGACCAGTACCCGAAGCGATCGAGCCTGGCGCACGCCATCCACCAGATGCCGGCGCCGTCGATTATGGCCGTGTGGCAGGGCACCGCGCCCGGGTCGTTCGGCGGCGTCGACGTCTGGAAGCACCAGGTCACGCTCTACCTGCGAGCTCGCGAGACGTTCGACGGCGACCCGCCGACCGCTTACTACCGGCTGTTCCGGCTGATCACGAAAGGCGTGCCAGTCTCGGCCGGCATTGCCATGCTGAACGCCACCGTTCATCCGTCTTGCTACCCCATGGACCTGCCCATGATCCAGCGGGAGACGGATGCGGAAGGGCTGGACTATTTCGAAGTTCCCATCACGTTTACGGAGATCGGAGATGAGTGATTCCAAAGTCTGGCTTCGGCCGCCCTGGGGCGACGGCGAACCGAAGAAGGTAGATGCGACGCCCCAGGTGCTTACGCCCTACCTGGTCGCTGGCTGGAGCCAGTGCGAGCCGCCGGCCAACAACGAGGAGGTGACGACCGATGTCCACGACTAGACTACAGGAGGTGCTGGTTGCCTTCGGAAAAGGCAAACAGGCCGACATTGCGACGGCGCAGGCTGCTGCCGCTTTGTGGCGGTTCTCGAAATTGAACGCCGCGCTGGCGAACCCGAAGCTCGCGACCGAAAACGACGCTGAGGAGTACGGCAAGGGCCACGAGTTCCCGACCGCCACGTACAAGACGGCCTGGGACGTGGGTGTCACGCTGGAGAAGTATCTCGGCGCGGAGATCGGAACGTGGGCGGTCGCCTTTGGGCTGGGCAAGGTGGTGAAGTCGGGCGCCGCTCCGAACCTCGTCTACACCTGCACGCCGCTGATGCCGGCGAACGGCGACGCCGCGGAGCTGCCGTACCTGTCGTACGTCGAGCAGATCCGCCCGGGTGCGGGCGTCGTGCTCGACCGCCAGGCGGTCGGCATGGCCGTCGAGTCCTTCCAGATCAGCGTTGGCTCGGGGCCCGGCCGCGCCAATAGCAAGATCAGCGTCGAACTGGTCGGATCCGGCAAGGTCATCGATTCCGCCACCGGGATCACCATGCCCGCCGCGACGGCGGAGAAACTCCTGCCGTCGGCTTCTCTCACGCTGTCGATCAACGGCGTGGATTACGTGACCAACAAGAACATCGTCTCCCTGGAGACGGGCTGGAAGAACAACATCCGGATGGATGCGGGCTTCTTCCCCGGGTCCGGCTTCCAGACGGCCGGCGACGGTTCGACCGGCGCCATCCGTGGCCGCCTCGAGTTCGGCAACCGGCAGGGCAACCTGCGTTTCGTGGCTCGCTTCGAGAACGGCTCGTCGGAGTACACGAAGCTGAAGGCGCAGACCTCGGGCACGGCGGTGATCACGCTGGCTTACGACGCCAACAACTCGCTGGAATTGACGTGGCAGAAGATCACCTACTCCGTGGTCGAGATCGCGGAGACGGACCAGATCCTCACCGTCGCAGTCGATTGCCTTCCGATGTACGACTCCACCAACGGCATCCTCACGGCGCTCGGCAAGTGCGCCGTGGACGGAATCTGCCAGTAAAGGACAACGATGGATACCAACGCTCCTGTTTTCGACGCGGCCAGACCGGTCGCGATTCAACTCCGCGGCCCGGACGGTGTGAAGACCATCCGGGTTCGCTTCCCCTCCGACGACGAATGGGCCGAACGGCAACGGCGCCGCAAGGTCATCGTCAAGAACCTCGGGCGCGGGGTCTCCGAAACGATGATTCCCAACGGCGAGGATATTGACGCCGCGCTCCTGGCCAAGATCCGGACGGAGGAAGAACCCGAAGTTGACGCGTTCGAGGCGCAGAAGGTCATCGAGCAGTTGGCGACCTGTGACGTGGACGACGTCGTGCTGGCCGGCGATTCGTTCCGGGTGACGCTGCGGGTGTTGGGCGGCGCCGTCACGCATCTGCTCAAGATGCCATCGGCCAAGGACGTGAACACATACCGGCGCGGGTTTGCGCGCGTGCTGGACCTGCCCTTCAACCGGCAGGAGTTGACCATCAACGTGCGCGCGGCCGCGGACCTTTATAAGAAGCTCATCGATGCGACCGAAGGGTACGTCGGAGACGTGCCGATCATCCATCAGGCCGTCGCCGTCAAAGCCGCGATCGACGCTCTCGACGCCTCCTTCCAAGAGGATCGGGAGGCAAATTTTTAGCGGGGGAGTGGCCGGAAAAGCCCTCCCTGCGCTACCTCATCCATTGGGCGCTTCGGCGTGATGAGTTGTGCGATCCGGGCCTGTGTCCGGATGCGCCCGAAGGGGGCCGCTGCGACCACTGCCCCCAGGACCAACTCGATGCCGCGCAGACCTCCGAAGCCGGATTGCTGATCCGGCGCGCCCTGGATCTGCGCGCGGCGTTGAACCTCGGTATCCACATCGGCCTGGACGATATCCGGGCCGATGAGTTCTACGCCATGCTCATCCTGGACGACGAGCGGGACCAGTTGGATCGCGAACGTACCAATCGCCGTGGCCAATAACAACCAGATCGAACTGGTCGTCACCGTCGAGGTGGACAAGGCGAACCAGTCCATCAAGAGCGTCAACGCGAACCTCTCGGGCATCGAGCAGACGGCGGTGCGTGCCGCGCGCGGCGCCTCGCAGGGGATCGACGGCATGACCGCTTCGATGGTCAAAGGAGCCACCGCTGGCAACCTTCTGGCGGACGCGATCAAGAAGGCCATCGAGTTCGCGAAGGAGTGGACCATCGATGCGGCGAAGCTCGCGGCCCACGAGGAGCGGTTGACGCACGCCGGAGAGGGCCTGGCGAAGGCTCACGGCGTCGCCGCCGACGCGTTCCACCGTGCCGTCGAAGAAGTGAAGGCCCTCGGCATCCACGGCGAGGACGCTCTCACGATGGTGAACAAACTCATCGTGGCCGATGTGGGCGTCGAGAAGGCTAAGGGTCTCGCGCTGCTCGCGAAGGATCTCAGCGCGATTGGCAACACCTCGGTCCCCGAAGCGATGGAGAGCATCGTCCGCGCGATCGAGACCGGCATGAGTCGGACGCTGAAGGCATCCGGGCTGGTCGTGGACTTCACCAGGCAGCAGCAGATCGCGGAACTGACACTCGGGCGCACGCTCACCGACAACGAAGTCATCCAGATGCGCTATGCCGCGGTGATGAAAGCGGGGCAGGCCATCCAGGGAGCTTTCGCCGCGTCTGCCGGTGACGCTGAGATGCAGAGCAAGCGGCTCGGCGTCGAGGTCGAGGAACTGAAGGAAGCCGTTGGCGCCGGATTGCAGGGCGAATTCAAATCCCTGATCGGGCACCTCCGCGACCTCGTGGCCTGGCTCAAGGACAACGTGGACCTGATCGAGAAGTTCGGCAAGATGGCGATCTGGTTGGCGGGCATGCTCATCACCTACGGCGTGGCGACGAAGATTTGGGAGATCGCCGCGGCGGTGAAGGGCCTGAGTGCCGCGCTTGCCGCCAACCCGTGGGCGTTGATGTTGACCGGGATCGTGGCCGGCGGCGCGATCATTTACAGCGAGTACCGCAAGATGCAGGAGGGAATGGAAAACCGGCGCCAGGAGATGGAGAACACCGCGCTCCGGAACGACCTTCTTTCCGGCAAGACCAAGATTGCCGACCTGCGGAAGCGGGGCATGTCGGACGACCAGATCCGCGAACTGATCTCCGGCCGCAAAGCCATTCCCGGCGAGGAATCGCCGTGGGGAGAGTTCAGCACCGGCCTGCCCAAGGTGAAGATCGCGGGCGAACCGGACGTAGACGCGCTGAAAGCCGCCGCGGAGGTCCGGAAGCGCCAGAGGGAGAACGAGAAGTACTTCGGTGAGCAGGCCATCGCAGCCAGCGGCGCGGGCAAGACCGGCTTCGCGAAGGACATTGCGGATCTCAATGCAGAGATCGCGCGCCGCACCACGTACACGGATGATAAGGGAACCCACACGGTCGCACTCACCAAGGGCGCGTGGGACGCCATCATCGACCAGATGCAGAAAAAGCTCCAGGCGTTCAAGGAGCACTTCGCGCTCGAAAACAAGAAGGCCCTCGCCGATTACCTCAAGGACGAGGAGGAGGCCGCACACAAGCAGTTGGAGTGGGATGCGCAGCGTTACCAGCAGCGTATCCAGAACGACACCGACATCGCGGAAAAAAACCTGGAACACCTGGGGGATGTGTACGCCTTCGAGGAGCAGCGGGCCGGCTTCGAGCGGGACGCCCGCCTGCGCCAGTTGGAGGGACAGGACGCCGCAACGCTTCAGCAGAAGATCGCGATCGAGCAGCAGAAGGCGCAGATCGAAATCGACTATCTCCAGAAGGTCCACGACGTGAAGCAGGCGCTCTATGACATGGACACGCGCCGGATGCTGATGGAGGAGGAGTTGACGCTGAAGCGCCTCGGCTACCACGCCGATGAGATCAAGGCGCGCGTCGCTGAACTGAGCGGGCAGCGCCAGGAGATCCGCGACCAATCGGACGAAGCAAATGACGCCGCGATCAAGGCGGCGCGCGAGAACGCCGCCAACCGGACGGCGCAGATGGTGCGCCAACACAACCAGCAGATTTTCGACTCACTCAAGCAGCAGGCGGGCGGTGTGTTCGACGCGCTCCTCCAGAAGTCGCAGTCGGTGTGGTCGGCGATCGGCAACTCGTTCAAGACCGCGATCCTGACGGCCATCAAGGAGGTGATCACGTCGCGGGTCGCGGCCATGCTGATGCAGTTGTTCACCGGCCAGAAGGTGTCGTTCGCGGGCGGCGGCGCGGGGCCTGGCGGGTCGGGCCGCGTGCTGGGCAGGCTTGGTGGTCTCCTGGGGATCGGCGCGGTCCCGGTGTTCGCAGGCGCCACGCCTGGCGGTGGCGTCGTTCCCGGCGTTACTCCGGGCACCACGCCTCCCTTCGTTCCGGGTGGCGGCGGGCTGACTTCGAAGACTGGTGCGGCCAACTTGTTCAACTGGCAGAACATCAAGAATCTCGCCAGTTGGAAGAACCTCTACTCCGCGATGACGCTGGGCGGCGGGCTGATGATGCTCAGTGGCGTCCAGCGTGGAAGCGCACTCAGCACCATCGGCGGCGGCGCGCTCATGGGCGCGGGCATCGGCCTGTCCGGTGGTCCCATCGGCGCGGTGGGCGGCGCGGGTATCGGCCTGTTTGCGGACGCCATGCGGCGCGGCGGCGGCTGGGGCGTTGCGGAGGGCGCAGCGGGCGGCGCCATGTTCGGATGGAACGTCGGCGGTCCTCTGGGCGCGCTCATCGGCGCGGGCGTCGGAGCCATCGCTGGCGTTGTGCGGTTGTTCGTGAAGGGCGCGACGGAAAAGGCCCGCCAGAAGATCAAGGATCTGTACGGCGTGGATATCTCCGACAAGGCAGTGCTCCAGCAGATCGTGGACATGGCCAAGCAGTCCTGCGGCGGCAACCTGGACATGGCGATCCGGACGCAACAGGTTCGCGACCTGATCCAGTTGTACGCCATGAGTACCGGCCAGCAAACCAAGGGGATGCCCGCCACGGTTCACCCGCTCGATGTGGTCCAGACAGGCGGGTCGCTCTACCAATCGCCCGGCTACAACAACGGGACCGCGCTCCCCGGCTTGGGCGGTCTGCCGACGCTCGACTCCATCGGCGGCGGCGTGGCCTCCGGCGCGCAACCGGTGGTGATCCAACTCGACGGCCCGGCGACCACGAGCCTCCTGCAAGGGCAGGCGGTGCGCGCCATCGCGAGCAACCCGCGCGTCGTGCAGGGCGCGGTGATGAGCGCGTCGAAGTCCAACGCTGGCCGGCGGGAGTTGACCAGCCTGCAACTGAGTCCTGGACTGGTGACCTCGTGATGCCTGGCTCCGTCGCCAACGCCGCACCGGCCACTGTGCTTCCTCAGAGCCTGTCCCGCGCGTTCGTCCACACGCGCGAGTACCCGGTGATCGACAACGAGTACCGGAACGGGGAATCGCAGCGGTCGGTGCAGGCCGCAACCAGCAGGAAGAAGTGGACGCTCACGAAGCGGCTGTCGCCGTCTCAGTTGGCCACGCTCCGGGCGTTCTATGACGCGAGGGGCGGGAGCCTCGAACCGTTCTACTTTTACGACCCGTACGAGACGAACCCGAAGTTCTCGTGCGATCCGACCGGCGCGGCCGTGACCGGGAGGTACACCGTCCGGTTCAACTCCGATTGGAGCCAGTCCGTGACGCCTGGCAGGTCGGACGTGCAGATCGAATTGATCGAAGTCGCTTAGCGCGCATCCGAATCCATGCTCTTCATCAAGCCCGGTGTTCGCATTACCGGCCTCCGGCCGGAGATCCTGCTCGCGGCGGTTGCCGCGGAGCGTGTGTACGAGGCGGCTGGCCACGACCTGACCATCACGGCGTGCGTGGACGGCAAGCACATGGCTGGCTCGCTTCACTATGCGGGCGCGGCCATCGACATTCGGACGCGCGACGTGCCCGCCGACAAAATCCCGGCCATCCTCGCGAAGCTCAAGGATGCTCTGGCGGGCGACTTCGACGTGCTGCTCGAAGGCGACCACATCCACATCGAATTCCAGCCCAAGCAGAGTTTGACCAATGCCTGATTCCATCGGCAACATCACGGTTCCGGAGATCGCCGTCTCCGGCACGTTCCCCATCGTGCCCGACTACCCGTATGGGCGCGCGAGCCATCCGAACGTGGCCATCCACCAGTTCGGCTCCGGCAACGCGAAGATCGAGCAGCGGTTCCTGCTGGGCACGGGCGCCAAACGGTTCACCGTGCGCCGCGCGTGGATGAATGACGCGCAGCGGATCGCCCTCCGGAACTTCTGGGAGGCCAAGTACGGGCCCTACGGCGCATTCACGTACAACGCGCCCAACGACGACGGCAACGGCACCACGGCCTACACCTGCCGCTTCGCCAACGAGCCTCTCTCCTGGGAGATGGTCGCGGACTGGGTGTGCTCGGTCGGCGTGACGCTCATCGAGATCCCGTCCAACCCGCCCACGTACAGGCTCAACTCCACGGTTACCCGCTTCCCGTCGCAGGCGCTCAAGGACGCTCTGCTGTCGCAGGTCCAGCAGGTTATCCCGCTGATCAAGATCCAGCCGTTGCAGGCCGGGTATCCCGCGATCTATGTCTCCGACCGGCGCTGCACGGTGGGCGGTCAACTCTATCAGGCGCGGCTGATCGACTTCGACGGCATCTCGCAGGGCATGGGCAACGAGGCAGACGAGGCCACGTTCGTCTTTGGCAACGCCGACCGGGTGATGCGAGACCTCGCCAACGACGTGGACCTGTACCGCGCCGCCATCGAGTTCTCGCTGTTCCACGTTGGGCAGGGCATCAAGCTAGACCTGTGGAAGGGCGATGTGGTCAACTGGTCCTTCGATGCCGGCCCGGAGTTCAAAATCACGGCGTCCGATGGCCTGTACGAGTTGAACCTGCCGTACCCGACGCGCAAGATCAGCCGCACCTGCTGGAAGGCGTTCAACTCGCAGGCGTGCCCGTACGCCACGGCCGGCGCGCTCGATCTGGTTCACTTCCCCGACGCCGCCGCCAACTCGTGCGACAAGAACTACGAGACGCCCAACGGCTGCCTCGCGCACGGGATGAAGAAATACTACGGCGGCATCATCGCGGAACCCCAGGGCGTCCGGATCAAGGATAATTCGACTGGCGTATGGGGCTTCGGGCGCTCCACGCTCACCAGCACGTCACAGGTCGCGGATTCGATTTACGACCAAGTGCTGCCGGAGGTCTATACGGACGTGGCCATGCCGGTGAACTGCAAGATCGCGGCGGGCCGGGACGAGAGCGATTTCTACGAGGCGTTGGGCATCGTGGGCGAAGGCCCGCTCGTGGCGTTCGACACCACCCACTACGAGGACAAGGACGGCGATGGCAACGCCGAGACGCTGGTCGGCCACACGCTCGACGGGCAGGCGCATCACGGATTCCCGACCAACAACTACGGCCTCCGGCTGGTTCTTGGTTCCGATCCGGCCGGCGCGACCGACTTCTTCTCGCTCGACCAATCCGGCGACCAGACGGGGGGCGACTTCCGGAAGGTGTACTCCGGCAACTCCACCTACAAGGACAACTTCGCGGCGGGCACGGCGTTCGTGGTGATCCGGCGGTCGGACTCGAAGGGCCTCCAACTCTCCAAACCCGGCGACCACGCGATGATCGCGACGGTGTTGCAGGGCATGAGCGGGTGGGTTTGGACCAGCCCCGGCGTCCGCGCGTACGGCCCGGCGCTCACCAACCCGGTGTGGATCGCGGTCAATATGCTGATGCGGGCGCACGGCCTCCGGCTGGGCGCGGGCGCCACGACTGCGGAACTCGACGCAGCGGAGGCCCTGTTCGACGTGCAGGCGGCGATCGACGCCGCGAGCATCTGCAACCAGAGCGTGACCAAGATGGTCGGCTCCGGCAGCGAGACGCAGTTCGTGTTCCGCGGCACGATCCAGGAGGAGAAGCCCCTGCGGGACTGGCTCCAGGAAGTCCTGATGAACTGCCTCGGCTATTACACGTTCGCGTTCGGCAAGCTCCGGATCGGCATCCGCGAGAACAGCAGCGTGGTAGAGGCGTTCACGGAGGGCAACATCGTCTTCCGCAGCCTCGAGTTGGCACCGCTCAAGCCCACGTTCAACCACCTGACCGCCAACTTCGCGGACCAGGACTTCGCGTTCGTGAACAACAGCGTGGCCGTTTACGACATCGACCACGCCACGCAGATCGGCGGCGCGGGTCCGATGTACCTGAAGTCGCAGGTCAACCTCTGCGGCACCTCAACCAAGAGCCAGGCCGCGCGCATCGTGAGCACCCGGCTGCGCGAGGAGTTGGGCGGGATCAACCTGACGGAGTGGAAGAAGGCCCGGCAGATCGGGTTCAGGACCACGGTGCTCGCGCTCAACACGGAACCGGGGATGGTCTGCTCGATGACGCATCCGGACATGCCGGGCGGCTCCGGCGAGTTCCGCGTCGTCTCCTGGAAGCTCAACAAGGACTTCTCCATCGACGTGCAGGGCCGCACGACCACGGACTCGATGTACGACCTCGTGGCCGGTCCCAAGCCGGCCGATGTGGAACCGACGCCCGTGCCGGAGGAGATCCTGTACGACACCGGCGTTCCCGGTCTCGTTAGCGGCACGCCGAAGCTCGGGGATTACGGGACGTTCGCGTTGGATGAGATCGAGGTCGCGCCGGATGCGGCCGGCAACATGAACATCGTCTCGGCGCACGAGATCGCCATGTCGCTGTACTACGTGGACGAGTTGGCAGCGGATCTGTGGGCCAGCCTCGACGCCGCGATCGACAAGGACACCGACCCCGTAACGCTGGCCTGCACGGTCAACCCGGATACCTCGCGCGTGTTCCGGGTGGGCGACTTCGTGATGTTCAATGACGAGCACCAGAATCCGGATGTTGGGTACATGCGCGCGTACGAGTGCATGCAGATCGTCGGTCCCGGCAACGTGGGAGATGTGGTGCCGACCGGCCCGTTCCAGTTCGCCCGGAAGTGGGACGATGACACGCGCCCCGGCATGGCATGCTTCGAGACGCTGAAGTGCGCGCACCCGCAGGGGATGCGCTTCTTCAAAATCGACTATAAGACGTTCACGTACTCCGTGCAGAAGGGCTTTTTCCGGACGCCCGGCCTCCCGGCGCGGATCGAGGCCACGCTCCCCTCGGCGTGTATCGTCGCGGCGGTCGTCGGCGTGGCCAACCACTTCGGCTACGGCGAGATGAGGACGTTCCCGCTGGCCCACCACAGTGAACCGTTCATGCCTGGCGCCCGGACCTGCAACGGCGGCGCGTACACGTTCCAGATCCCCGGTCCTCTGGCGGTCGCGGATACGGTGGTGATCCCGATGCGCGTCCACGATAGCGCGTCAATCCGGTGCATCTTCGCGTACGTGCAGAGGCCGACCACGGATGGCCAGAGCGCGTTCATGGTGAAGTACTCCCGCGACGACGGCGTCACGTGGTTGCCGTTGGAGTATATGGGCATCGCGCAGATGCTTCCGGACGGCGCGAAAAACACCTACGACTTCCTGGTGAACGCCGGGTACGGCAAGCCCCCCTCGCGCCGCCTCCCATACGACGATTACGGCATCGTGCTCTACCAGGATGTGGTGGCCGGTCCCGGCCAGCAGACCGTGAACACCGCATCGTACGGCGCGAATCGGCTGGGCTTCGACGTGGGCGAGTTCGTCCACATCAACCTCGGGCAGGCCGATGAGGAGTATGTCCAGATCGTCGCCGCCGATCCCGAGAACCAGACGTTCAGGGCGGTCTTTACCAAGGATCACGCGCTCGGCGCGACGGTGCGCCCGACCATCTGGCCGACACCGATTCTCAACGAGGGCGACAGCCTCGCGTTCGATATCCTGGCGGTCGCCAACCCGGACCCAGGTAGCGATCTCACCGTTGTGATTCAGACGTGAACCGGGGTCCGGCTACGTTCGCATCACACCTGCTGCTTTTGGGTCGCTTCTCGTACAGCGGCGCGTATCCACTCCGCCGGAGGCACTCCGGTCCTGTGGCCGCCGTCGATGTAAGTGCGGCACGTAAAGCCGAACGTACGCGCAGAACGGGCCGGTATTTCCACGTCCTGACCGTCGACGCGGATCGTCGGCGAGCCGAGAAAGCCACCCGCCTCTGCTGTTTCAGCATCATTTACTGCGATCTCGACCACCTCCGCGGTAACACCCTCTTGCTGGAGCACCTCTCGCGTCCGCCTGACCGCCGGAGGATAGTTGGGGCATCCGGATAAGTACAGGATCTCGACTTTCATGATTTGTTCCTTCTTGTCTTCGCTGGGCCAATC